AGACAATTGGCTTGAATGGCGAGAGACTGATCCAGCAGGCCGTGCCGTGGATTCGCAAGAACAGGCCGAAATATGCAAAAGACTGGTTTGGTTCTTAATCTCGGCTCTGGCAAGGACGCCAGACCTGACTGCATCAATGCCGACATCCGCAGCGATGTTGGGGCCGATTGGGTGGTGGATACTTCCAAATTGACCTATGGTGAGGTGGTCAAGTTTGACGGCTTAGAGGTTGTCATCAAGCCATTTTGCTTTGAGAAGATCTTGGCCTTTGACGTGCTCGAGCACATCCCTGATCTGGTGCAGGCCATGACTAATTGCAGGGATTTGCTCTGCGATGGCGGCGAGATGCACATCCATGTCCCCTATGAGTTGAGCCACGGCGCGTGGCAAGACCCGACCCATGTGAGGGCGTTCAACGAGAAGTCATGGGTTTATTACTGCGATTGGGCGTGGTACTTGGGCTGGAAGGGTTCGCGGTTTGAGGTGGCGCATTTGGAGATGCGTCTCAGCGAGTATGGTGCGAGCCTAAAATTGCCGCAAGACGAGGTGATGCGTTTGCCTCGCGCAGTTGACTCCATGTATGTTGTGCTGAAGAAAGTACCTTATGAAAACACCAGCGTGGCAGCGTAAAGAGGGAAAAAGCCCAAGCGGCGGCCTGAACGCCAAGGGACGAGCCAGTGCCAAGGCCGAGGGCATGAATCTGAAAGCGCCTGTGAAGTCAGGCGACAACCCGCGCAGGGCATCATTCCTTGCGAGAATGGGCAACATGCCTGGCCCTGAGATGAAGGACGGCGAGCCAACGCGCTTGCTGCTGTCATTGAAGGCGTGGGGAGCCTCATCAAAGGCCGATGCGCGTGCCAAGGCCAAAGCCATATCTGCAAGGAACAAGAAATGATCAACGACATGAATATCAGCACCGACATCGCGGCCATGGACCCCATGGATGACACCGAGTTGCAGGGCATTGTGGCTGCCGAGCTGGAGGACGCTGTCAGCTACATCGACTCCGATGTCTCCCCCATCCGCGCCAAGGGCACTGAGTACTATCGCGGCGACCCTTTTGGAAACGAGGAAGATGGCCGCTCTCAGGTGGTGGCGATGGAGGTGCGAGACACTGTCTCGGCCATGCTGCCAAGTCTCATGAAGGTATTTTTCTCCACTGAGAATGTCGTGGAATATGTGCCTCGCGGCCCCGAAGATGTGGCTGGTGCGCAGCAGGCGACTGATTACGCCAACTACATCTTCACCTCCGACAACAATGGTTTCATGACCACCTATGCCTTGTTCAAGGACAGCTTGGTGCGCAAGTGCGGCATTGCCAAGTACTGGTGGGAAGAGGTCGAAGAGGTCAAGATTGAGGAATATTCGGGCTTGGATGACCAGACCTTGCAGGTGCTGATGCAAGAGGGCGCAGAGGTCAAGATTGTTGTCAGCTATCCAGAGCCTGGCGCGATGCCGCAGGTCGATCCCACCACCGGCATGGAGATGCCTGTGCCGATGATCCATGACGTTGAGATCAAGCGCAGCACCAAAGATGGCCGTATTCGTATCATGGCCGTGCCGCCAGAGGAGTTGATTCTGGACCGCAGGGCAAGATCGTTTGAGGATGCAGGCATCATCGCCCACCGCCAGATGGCGACTGTCTCCGACCTGATCGCCATGGGCTATGACCAAGACGAGATCGAGGAGAACATCTCCTCCACCGACTTGGACTCCAATGACGAGTACTTGGCACGCCAGCCACTGTCCACCACCATGGGCGCTGGCGACAGCATGAATCCCATGCAGCAACGGGTCTTGTACGTTGAGGCTTATATGCGGATTGACTTTGACGGTGACGGCATTCCTGAGTTGCGCAAGATTTGCTGCATGGGTTCGGGCTACACCATGGTGCGGAATTTACCCGCCAGCTACATCCCATTTGTAGACTTCCCTTGTGATCCAGAGCCACACACTTCCCCGCTGGAAGCCATGTCGATCTTTGACATCACGCATGACATCCAAGAGATCAAGTCAGAGATCATGCGTAACACCTTGGACTCTTTGGCGCAGTCAATCCACCCACGCACTGCGGTGGTCGAGGGGCAGGTCAATATTGACGATGTGCTGAACAACGAGACTGGCGCGATTATTCGCATGCGTGCACCAGGCATGGTGCAGCCGTTCAGCTCACCATTTGTCGGCCAGCCTGCCTTTGCCATGATGGACTACATGGACCAGATGCGCGAAGACCGCACCGGCATGTCCAAGGCCGCGATGGGGTTGGACGCTGACGCGTTGCAGTCAACCACCAAGGCGGCTGTTGCCGCCACTGTCAGCGCCAGCCAGTCAAGGCTTGAGCTGCAAGCGCGAATCTTGGCCGAGGGCATGAAGAAGCTCTTTAAGGGTATCTTGTATCTCATGACCACCCACCAAGACAAGCCACGCATGGTGCGTTTGCGTAATGAGTGGGTGCAGATTGATCCTCGCGTTTGGGATGCCAGCATGGACGTCAACGTCAATATTGGCTTGGGCAATGGCGATGTGAACGAGAAGATCCAAGCCATGACCATGATCGCAGGCAAGCAAGAGCAGATCATGCAGCAGTTTGGCCTTGCCAACCCTGTGGTGACGCCAGCCATGTACATCCGCACAATCCAGAAGATTGTGGAGCTGTCAGGCATGAAGGACGCCTCCAGCTACTTCCAATCCTTGCCTGCCGACTTCCAATTGCCACAGGCTGACGCACCAAAGCCAACCCCTGAAGAGGTGCTGGCACAGGTGCAGGCTCAGTCTATTCAGGCCGACATCCAGAAGAAGGCCGCCGAGCTGGAGTTGCAGCGCGAGAAGATGATCCGCGATGACGATTATCGAAGAGATCAATTGGCGCAGGACTTAATGCTCAAGAAATACGAACTTGAGTTAAAGTACGGCACACAAATCAGCACTGCCGAGATTGCGGCAATGCAGAATTTAGATCGTGAGGCCATGAAGCAGCAGGCGGCCATCGTCCAACAGGCGGTGCAGACAGCGGCAAATGTGCCTCCACCCATCAACCTTAATGGAATGGCTCAATGAACGAAGAACAGGTTAGAAAAGGCCGCAGGTCCGAACAATTCTTACAAGATGAGGTGTTCGCCACGGCCTTGGAGAAGATGCGCGGTGACTTGCATTGGGAGTTTGAGAACAGCAAGCCTGATGAGGCCTCACGGCGCGAGGTGATCTGGGCGCAGTTGCGTGCCATTGAGAACTTCAAAAACGAACTCACCAAAATGATTGACAACGGCAAGGTGGCGCAACGCGCCATTGAGCGTGCGCAAAAGAATCTTGTTTAAATAAGGAAACCGACCAATGCAAACAGTAGCACCAACGCCAGCGGCGAGTGTTGTACAAGGTCCAATGAATATGGCTGAAGCAGCCGATGCACTTGCTGGGATGCTCCCCGATGAGGGACAAGAGGAGAGCAGCGAGGCGCAGTTGCCCGATGAGGGCGCGGCGGGAGATGAGGAGTTGCTGGACGATGCAGACGCATCCAGCGATGAAACTGATCCCGAACAATCCGAAGAGGAGGGAGATTCCGAGGAGGAAGACCAGCCACAAGTCTTCACCGTCAAGGTTGACGGTAAAGAAGTCGAGGTGACGCTGGACGAACTTCAGAAGGGATATTCAAGGACTCAGGATTACACACGCAAAACGCAGCAAATTGCCGAGGCCAGAAAGCAGACCGAGGCAGAGTTGCAGGCAGTGCGTGCCGAGCGTGAGCAATATGCTCAATTGTTAGGTGCTCTACAGGCACAGGTTCAGCAGGCAGCGCAGCCTCAAGTTGATTGGGACCGTCTTTATAACGAAGACCCCATTGAATGGGTAAGGCAGCGCGAGGTGATGCGGGAGAATCAAGAGAAGGCGGCGGCTATTCAATCCGAACAGCAGCGGCTGGCTCAGTTATCCCAGCAGGAACAAGTGCAACAGCGTCAGATGCTGTTAGCTCAAGAGCAAGAGGCTTTGGTGGCGGCCATCCCTGAGTGGAAGGACGCGAAGAAGGCTCAAGCTGAAAAGGCAATGCTTGTTCAATTCGGCCAAAAGGTCGGATTCACACCTGATGAACTTAAGAGTGTGATTGATCACAGGGCGGTTGTGATGCTGCGAAAAGCGGCACTCTATGACCAGATGATGTCCAAGCGTGGACAGATCAAGCCAGTGACCAACAACGGCCCAAGACCTGCCAAGCCTGGTGCAGCAGGGAGAGTTTCAAGCAATACAGAAGCAATGCGAGCACAACAGCGTCTAGCAAAAACTGGCCGTGTCGATGATGCGGCTGATGCAATCTACAAACTCTTGAAATAAAGGACCATCATGTCTATCGTTAGCAATACATTCACCACCTACTCTGCAAAGGGTATCCGCGAAGATCTCAGCAATGTGATCACCAACATCTCTCCCGAAGAGACTCCTTACATGTCCAACATTGGCCGTGAGACTGTCTCCAACACCTTGTTTGAATGGCAAACAGATGCACTGGCAGATGCCGCCGCCAACGCCCAGTTGGAAGGTGACGATGTCGCATCTTTTGATTCAGTGACTGCCACTGTGCGTTTGACCAACTATGCACAGATCAGCCGCAAGACCATCGTGTTGTCCAACACTGAAGAAGTGGTCAACAAAGCTGGCCGCCGTTCTGAGTTGGCTTATCAGATCGCCAAGCGCGGTGCTGAGTTGAAGCGTGACCAAGAATTCGTCATGTTGAATGGCGGCGTTGCTGTTGCAGGCAACACCACCACAGCTCGCGTGACTGCTTCTTTGGGCGCGTTTGTCAAGACCAACACTGACAAGCAGACCAACGGCGTTGACCCCAGCTACACCACCTTGCCAAACAGTGCCCGCACTGACGGCAACGTGCGCACTTTCACTGAAACCATTCTGAAGAATGTGATTCAAAAGGTGTGGTCTGCTGGTGGTACTCCAAAGATCCTGATGTGCGGCCCTGTTAACAAGCAGCGCGTGTCTGGCTTCTCTGGTATCGCTTCCAGCCGTTTCAACATCAATGGCGGCGAAAAGCCTGCCGTGTTGATCGGTGCTGTTGACATCTACGTTTCCGACTTCGGCAACGTGGCTGTGATCGCCAACCGCTTCCAGCGCGAGCGCGATGCGTGGGTGATCGACCCCGAGTACGCAAAGATGACTGTCCTGCGTCCTTACCAACAAGTTGAACTTGCCAAGACAGGTGACGCTGAGAAGCGCATGCTGTTGATTGAGTGGGGCCACAAAGTGTTGGCTGAGAACGCACACGGTCTGGCAGCAGACTTGATCACTTCTTAATCAATTAAGAGGAAAGGGGAGGAGCAATCCTCCCCTTACTTATATGGAAAAACGATTTTTTGATGCAAACCCCGACCAAGGTCTGACCCGCACCTGGCACTACAACGAAGACACTGATGAGGCAACGATTCAGACTTCTCAGGACATCACTGCCGTCATCGAGGCCAACAAGCGCGACTTGGCTGCCGTTGACGAGAAGGCAAACTGGAAAGGTGATTGGCATCACGTTGCCAGCATCCCTGAGTCTCTGTACTACCAGATGAAGGCCGAGGGCAAGATTGATGACGAGGCTTACATGAAAAAATGGTTGAACGATCCTGACAACAAATTCTTTAGAACACGCCCAGGGAAAGTATGAACTACATCGCAGTCTGCACCCCAGCGCGGGACATGGTCCACACCAATTACACCTATTGCATGGTCAACATGGTGGCGTACCACACGCTCAACACCACTGACGCTGTGAGCTTGAAGATCCTGCAAGGCACACTGATCCAGAATCAGCGTGCTGATCTTTGCTTGGATGCGATGCGCGAAGGATGCAGCCATATCCTGTTCATTGACTCTGACATGACATTTCCGCAAGACATGATCCAGCGACTGCTGGCGCATGATGTGGACATCGTGGCAGCCAACTGCGCACGGCGCAGGATGCCTACAGGCCCGACTGCGCAGAATTACGATGAGAACGGAAAGCGCCAGCCCATCTACACCATGCCCGAGTCAACAGGCTTGGAAGAGATTGGATCTGTCGGCACTGGCATCATGATGATCAAGCGCGGTGTATTTGAGGGCATGACAGAGCCATGGTTTGATATGCCTTGGCAGACTGGCACTCGCGGCTACATGGGCGAGGATGTGTTCTTTTGTAAGAAGGCGCAGGAGCTGGGCTACAAGGTGTATATTGACCATGATGTCTCGAAAGAGATCGGCCACATTGGCACGTTTGAATTCAGACACGACCACACTTGGATCGTCAAAGAAGAGATGGAAAAAGAGGCAGTCTAATGGCACTCACGACATACACCGAACTCAAGGCCTCGCTGGCCGACTGGCTCAACAGGTCAGACTTGACGGCCACCATCCCTGACTTCATCAGCTTGGCAGAGGCTCAGATCGAGCGCCAGCTGCGCACCCGTCAGATGATTGTGAGAGCCAATGCCTCATTTGCGGCGGCTGCTGAATATGGCACTGTGCCTGATGACTTCTTGGAGGCCAAGGCCATCAAGATCAACACCAACCCAGTGACCAACCTGACATTTCAGACAATTGACGCCATGGATCAGTTGTCGAACACCACCTACTTGTCCAGCGGCAAGCCACTGTATTTCACAGTGGTTGGAAACCAATTCCGACTGCTTCCAATCCCTGACGGCGCATATACGGCAGAGCTGGTGTACTACGCCAAGTTGACAAAGTTGTCATCAACAGTTGCAACCAACTGGCTGCTGACGCAAGCGCCTGATGTGTATTTGTATGGTGCTTTGTTGCAGGCTGCGCCATACCTGCAAGACGATGCGAGAATCCAAGTGTGGTCATCGCTTTATCAGGCAGGACTGGATCAGTTGCAGATTGCAGATGATCGCGGTTCTACATCAGGCGGTGCGATTTTGGCAAGAGCAAGGACATTTGGATGATGATTACCACCACCAAGGGCGAGATGGACGAGTCACTGCTTGAAAAGCGTGAAGGTTCTCTTGACAACGACACCGAGACAACGAGCTGGGTAGAGTACTGGTTGGATGGCGAATTGGTGCATCGGTCTGTCCACATGGTGCTCAAGCGCAGTGTCTTTGCTGACGGCATCAGTCAATCAATTACTTGAGTTGGGTATAACCCAAGAAGGGAACTATCATCGCTAACACGCAAGCCATGTGCACCAGTTTCAAGGGCGAGCTGCTGGTCGGCCACCACAATTTCGGCACTGGTGTTGTTCGCGCAGCGACCACCGCCGACACATTCAAGGCCGCCTTGTACTTGGCCTCTGCCACTGTCAATGCATCTACCACGGCCTACAGCTCCACAGGTGAGGTGACAGGTACAGGCTACACCGCAGGCGGTGTGACAGTGACATTTGGCACGCCTCCAAGCACCAGCGGCACGACAGCTTTTGTGACGCCAAGCGCCAGCATCAGCTACTCAGCCGTGACCTTGTCAACAGCCTTTGATGCGGTCCTGATCTATAACTCGACCCAATCAAACAAGGCAGTCAGCGTCCACACATTCGGCAGTCAGACAGTGACTGCTGGGACATTCACCCTGACCATGCCGACCAACGATGCAAGCACTGGCCTGATCAGGCTGGCTTGAATGTAGGGGCAGCGGCATGGCTGCATATGGAACAGGCTATTACGGCAGGGGCGTTTACGGCATAGGCAATGTCGTTATCAGCGGCAATTCTTCTGCCACCGCCGTTGGAAACCTGCTTGCAAGCCGATCAATCCAAGAAGATGGAACGATTGCCACAGGCAATGTCGGCACAGTCGGGCTGACTGTATCCATTGCCATCTCTGGCAATGCGTCCACCTGTGCTGTTGAATCGGTATTAGCGACATCAACATTTGCAGTCACTGGCAATGCGTCAACCTTGGCGGTTGGCAGTGTCGCGGCAACCAGTGCATTTGATGTATCTGGCAATGCAGCGACTGGCGCTGTTGACTCTGTTGGCGTTGCCAGCACCACATCAATCACAGGCAATGCCGCGACTGGTGCTGTTGGCACTTTGTCGGCAGAGGTTATTTCGTTTCAAGACATCACTGGCGTTGAAGGCACAGGCGATGTCGGCACTGTCACCAATTCTGTTTCTATTGAGATCACCGGCGTTGATTCGATCTGCGCTGTTGGTGTGATGATTGGATTTGGCTGGGGAGCCATTCCAGACACCAGCGAGAGCTGGACACCAGATTCAGACACATCGGCAAGCTGGACACCAGTCGCAGATTCCTCTGAGAGCTGGACACCTGTTTCAGACTCATCAGAAACTTGGTCTGATTTATCGGACAATTCAATCACTTGGCAAGAGGCCGCATAGGAGTTTTAAATGGCAGATACCACAACCAGCAACCTGTTACTTACAAAGCCCGAGGTAGGGGCCAGTACTGACACGTGGGGAAATAAGGTAAATACGGATCTAGATTTGGTCGATGCTGTCTTTGCCGCTGATGGCACAGGCACATCAGTTGGCTTGAATGTCGGATCTGGGAAGAAGCTCAAACTGGTTGGTGATGTTATCGACACCAATGGCAATGAATTGCTCAAGGTTTCTGCAACAGCGTCTGCTGTGAATGAAGTTACTCTGACAAACGCTGCGACTGGAAACAAGCCATCACTGTCTGCCACTGGTGGAGATACAAACATTGGCTTTGAACTGGTGTCCAAAGGAACTGGCGAAATCACTGCCAAGGTCAATGGCTCAACAGTGTTCAATGCGTCCAGCTCAATGGGCTTCAAAAACCGCATCATCAATGGCGCAATGGTCATAGACCAGAGGAATGCGGGGGCGAGTGTTACGCCGACAACTTTTAGATATACGCTTGACCGTTGGTATGCAGATTGCACAGTAGCATCTAAATTTTCAGTTGAGCAAACAATTGCAGGAGTTTCTGCACCAGCAGGGTTTTCTGAATATTTGGGTGTTACCTCTTTAGCGGCAACATCAGTAGGTGCTGGAGATTTCTACACAATTGGACAAGTCATTGAAGGACTTAATACCGCAGACTTATCATGGGGTAGTGCATCTGCGTCAACAATCACCATCTCTTTTTGGGTTCGTTCTAGTTTGACTGGAACTTTTGGTGGAACTTTAAATAACAGCGGTGGTTCAAGGGCTTACCCATTTACGTACACAATCAGCGCCGCAAACACTTGGGAGCAGAAATCTGTAACAGTTGCTGGTGATACATCTGGCACTTGGTTAACAACAAATGGTGCTGGTATTGAGTTGAAATTTTCTCTTGGCGTTGGTAGCACATATGCTGGAACTGCTGGTGCTTGGACAGGTTCAAACAAGTTTGGTGCTACTGGCCAAGTCAACGTGGTATCCACAAACGGTGCTACGTTCTACATCACAGGCGTTCAACTGGAAAAAGGCTCAACAGCAACGAGCTTTGACTACAGGCCGTATGGTACTGAGTTGGCTTTGTGTCAGCGGTATTACTACCGATTTGGCGGTTCAAGTCTGTTTCCTTGGGTTGCTGGGTATAACACTACAAATCAATACCTAACTTTGAATGTGCTTTTCCCAGTTCAAATGAGAACAGCTCCGTCAATAAATACAAATGGAACATTTACCACAGCTAATTTAACTGCTCAGCCTGCTGGTAGTGGCTCATCCGTACATGGGTGTTCTATTTCTGGTAGGGTCGTCTCAACTGGATTTGCAGAGTTTTATGCTTCAGGTTCAACAACATACTTTGATACAAGCGGAACAGAACTATGACCACATATAAGTTATCTAACTTTGGCAATGGGGTTATAAAAGATGCAAAGTCTTTTATCCCATTTGACCCCGCCAACACCGACTACCAAGCCTATCTTGCTTGGGTGGCTGAAGGCAACACACCAGAGCCAGCAGATGAGGTGACAGGTGGATAGCGTAGAAAAAGAATTCGCCATCCATCAGGCGATCTGCGATCAGCGTTACAAGGCCATTGAGGACAAGCTGGAGTCTGGCAAGAAGCGCATGGAGAAGATTGAGATTCAGCTTTACATCGTGATTGCCGCCATCTTGTTTGGACCAGGCGTTGCTGCTGACATCGTCAAGAAACTCTTGGGGCTATAAATTGATCCGATCAGCATCTGCCTCCTTGCAGCTGGACTTGTCAAGAACATCCAAGCTGGATGTGAGCTTTACAAGCAGGCCAAAGAGTCTTTTGTTGAGATCAAGGCCACTGCTGACGAAGTCATTGCAATTGGCAAAGAGGTTCAAGGATTTTGGAATCAGCTTCTCAAGTTCTTTGGAAGCAAACCAAAGCCAAAGCAGTCAACGTCAAAGCCTTTGGCGAAAAAGAAGGCAGCCTATGTCGCAGTCGATGAGACACAGGTCAAGATCGACATTGTCAAAAACCTGACCGAATTCTTCAGACTGCAAGAGCAGTTGGCGGCGCACATCAGGGAGGAAGAAGAGAAGAGCCAGACAGTCTATGACCCTGACCAGAATCACATGGAGGCCGCACTCAAGCGCGTCATGGCTCAACAGGAGATGGCAAAACTTGAGGTGACGATCAGAGAGACTATGGTCTATCAGTCACCACCTGAGATGGGTTCGCTGTACTCAGATGTGTTCAAGATGAGGGATGTCATCTCAGAGGAACAGGAGAAGGCAAGGCTGAAACAGGAGGCGAAAAAGCGGGAAGCAGCATGGCTACAACGGCAGGAGCAAAGAAACGTCCAGCTAAAACTGGCAGCAGTGGTGGCGACTTCTATATTCCTCCTGTACCTGTGGCTGTGGCTTCTCCTCGTGAGTCGCTGGGGGAAAGCATAATGGGTTGGATCGCTGCATGTGTGTTGGTGGCTCTGCTTCTTCCGCTTGGCGCAATGCTGTATCTCGACATCTTGGAGGCAAAGCACGAGGTGAAGCAAGAGGTTGAGAAGGTCCAGAAATTAAGACGTGAGATGGAACAGGAGAAACGCAAGAATGACAAAACATGATCTTTCACTGCTGGCGCTAACTGTTTGCGTTGGCGTCCTCTGCGGGTTGCTGGCTGGCTGCGAAGACCGCTTCAGATACCCTTGCCAAGATCCAAAGAATTGGGAACTTGCTGAGTGCAAGACGCCAATTTGCACCGCCACAGGCACATGTCCTGACCAACTTATCAAACCAGAACAGGAGAAGAAATGATGGCTACAGTTGGATATAAACCAAACAACCGTCTATCGCCAGAGGAGATCGAGGCCCGCGTGTGGGCTTGGGTGATATTTGTGATCTCCATCATCTTGCTGGGTAGCTGTTTCAGCTTCATCTATTCTGTGACGTTCGTCACCCAACCGATGTCATCTATGGCCCCAATTGACAAGGTCTACACCAAGATGATCAACGACATCATGCTGCTTTGCACTGGCGTGCTGGGCGGTGTGGCTGGCCGCAAGGCGGTGTCTGCTGCCGTTGCCACGGCTACTGCCAAGGCAGAGACTATTGACAACGACAACGATGAGCCGCCAAAGCCATGAAGGATCTTCTTGGCGGTCTGCTGGTGCTGGTCCTTGTGTTTGGCGGTGGCTACTGCACCGGCAAGCACTATGAGCAAGAGGCCCAGCAGGCCGAGGTTGATCGCTTAAACACCGAGGCCAGAGCCAAGGAGAAGGCCTTGGAGGCCGCTGTAACAACCACCGCAAATGCACTGAGGGTAACGAATGAAAAAGCCAAACTGGCCGCGCAACAGCGCGATGCTGCTATTGATGCTGGCACTTACAAGTTGCGGGTTCCTGTCAAAACGACCTGCCCCGTACCAGCCGCCACAGATACCGCCGTTGCCAGCGGAGATAGTGCAGGAGAAGCACGATCCGAGCTTGACCCAGCGTTTGGAAAAGCTCTTTTCGCAATAGCAGAGGAGGGTGATCGCGCCATCACCAAGCTCAATGCTTGCATCGATTTGTACAACCAAGCCCTTGAATCACAGAAAGGTATCAAATGAATCTGACCGCTAACTTTTCCCTGCATGAACTGAGCAAATCCGAAACAGCCCTGCGCATGGGCTTTGACAACACGCCAGATGAAGAGGCGACAGAAAACCTGCGCCTGCTGTGCGAGAAGGTATTGCAGCCTGTGCGTGACCATTACGGCAAGGGCGTGAAGGTGAATTCTGCTTACCGCAGCCCAGAGTCCAACGCAGCTGTCGGCGGGTCAAAGACCAGCGACCACTGCAAGGGCATGGCGGCTGACATTGAGATCCCTGGTGTTGCCAATGCTGACCTTGCACAGTGGATCATGGATAACTTGGACTACACCCAGCTCATCCTTGAGTTTTATACGCCAGGCATTCCAGACAGCGGCTGGGTCCATGTCAGCTATGACCCGAACAACCTAAAGAAGCAAGAGCTGACAGCCACCAAGGTTGCTGGCAAGACGCAATATTTGCCTGGTCTAGTCGCATAATTTGAATCATGGCTACAAACCTTTCACAGCAGATCACCACCCCAGCGCCGCCAAACCTTGGCACGCCAGTGAATTTCTACGATGAGAGGTTCTTTGGTCAATCCTTTGGCGGCCTGAATGTCTACTTTGCCAAGCTCACAGGGGTGCTCTCTGCGTTGTTTGGGCCAAGGGGTGGGAAGTGGATCAACAACCCTTATGGCGCGTTTCAGGACTCCACAGACCAGACGGCGGCCAACACCACCACGGCCTACGCCATCACCTTTGACACCACCGACTTCAGCAATGGCGTCACCTTGTCGAATTCGTCAAGACTGAATGTGGCGCAGTCTGGCATCTATAACGTGCAGTTCAGCGTCCAGTTCAAGAACACCACCAATGACACGCAAGACGTTGATGTCTGGTTCAGAAAGAACGGCACTGACATTGCCAATTCAAACTCTCGATTCAGTCTTGGCCCGAGAAAGTCATCAGGCGACCCATCCCATTTGATTGCCGCGATGAACTTCTTTGTAAGTTTGGCGGCCAGCGACTATGTGCAAATCATGTGGCGGCCAACAGACGTGGGTGTCAGCCTTGAGCATTTTGCCGCAGGCACTTCACCGACAAGGCCAGCCGTCCCGTCAGCCATTGCGACTTTGAGCTTTGTGTCCAATTTGTCGCAAGAAACCGCATAATTAAGCCATGGCATTCGTACCACTCAAAATCCCACCAGGCATCTACCGCAACGGCACTGAGTATCAGTCTGCTGGGCGGTGGTTTGCCGCCAACCTTGTACGCTGGTTTGAGAACACCTTGCGCCCAATTGGCGGGTGGCGTAAGAAGTCAACAAGCCAACTGACAGGCAAGTGCCGTGGTCTTTTGACTTGGCGGGACAACAGCGGGGATCGTTGGATCGCTGCGGGAACTGAATCCAATCTCTACGCCATGAACGAGGCTGGGACACTTAAAGACATCACGCCCACAGGGTTCACAGCTGGCGTGGCTGACGCCACCATCAAGACTGGTTTCGGCTATGGACCCTACGGCTCATACTCTTATGGCGTGGCGCGTCCAGATAGTGGCACTGTGACACCTGCCACCACATGGTCCTTGGACACTTGGGGTGAGTACTTGGTGGCCTGTTCGGACGCCGATGGCAAGCTGTACGAGTGGCAGTTGGGCTTCTCTACGCCAACCTTGGCGGCGGCCATCACCAATGCGCCGACAGGTTGCGCAGCCTTGCTGTCAACCGCCGAACGTTTCATCTTTGCTCTTGGCGCTGGTGGCAATCCTCGGATGGTGAAGTGGTGCGATCAGGAAAACAATACTGTCTGGACGGCTGCGGCCACCAATCAGGCTGGTGACTTTGAGTTGCAAACAGTTGGCGCGTTGAAGGCTGGCAAGAAGGTGCGCGGCATCAATTTGCTTTTCACTGACGTTGACGTGCACACCGCCAGCTATGTCGGCCTGCCCTATGTCTATGCCTTTGAAAAGGCTGGCTCTGGATGCGGTCTGATTTCCTCTCAGGCTGTGGCCGCCATCGACACTGCCGCCATGTGGATGAGCAAATCAGGCTTCTGGATATTTGACGGTTATGTCAAGCCACTTCCCTGCGATGTCTCTGACTATGTATTTCAGAACATGAACTACAACCAGTCATCCAAGGTCTATGCGGTCCACAACTCCAAGTATGGCGAGATCTGGTGGTTCTACCCATCCAGCGCCAGCAACGAGGTTGATTCCTACGTCACTTTCAACTACCGCGAAAACCACTGGAACATTGGCTCCATGGCTCGCACCGCTGGAACTGATCGGGGTGTCTATTTGAATCCCCTGATGGTGTCAACTGACTCCTACATCTACGAGCATGAGGTTGGCTTCACCTATGACGGCGGGACTGTCTATGCCGAGTCTGGACCCTTTGAGATTGGTCAGGGTGACAACATCATGTCGGTGCGTCAGGTGATCCCTGATGAGCAGACGCTGGGCGAGGTTGCCATCAGCTTCAAGACGCGAATGTATCCAACGTCAACCGAGACAACGCATGGTCCATATTCAGCCTCACAGCCAACTGATGCGAGATTCTCTGGCCGTCAGGTCAAGATGATTGTGACTGGTGACGTGCTAGACGATTGGCGTGTTGGCGTCATGAGATTGGAAGCTGTGGCGGCGGGTAAGCGTTGATGGATGGAGATTTTGAGAGACTGCGCCATCATGTGGTGGCCGCCTTAGAATACTCTGGAGGAACACACAAAATAGAGGATATTGCTGAAGGATTGCAACAGGGCAGATTTCAATTCTGGCCTGGCTTGAATTCAGCGGTGGTGACAGAGATCATTGTCTACCCGCAGCTTAAGGACTTGCATTATTTCCTTGCTGGCGGCGACCTAGATGAACTCAAGATGATGCGACCTTTGATCGAGTCTTGGGGTAAGAGCATAGGTTGCACGCGAGTATCTTTGGCTGGCCGTCCAGGCTGGTCCAAGACATTCTTAAAAGATGAAGGATATGAGCCTAAGTGGTTCATCTTAAGCAAGGAACTTTGATCATGGCTTACGAAGATTATTTAGCAAGTCAAGCATGGCGTAATTTGCCACCAGCACAATGGAATACTGGTTTGCTTGGACAGGGTCAAGCGCCTACGCCTACCAATTACTACCAGCAGATCATGCAACAGATGGCGGCAGAGCCTGCCAATGTGACTGGCGTTCCTCAAAGTGCTGGCGGCTATAAGACTGGAATATTTGCGCCTCGCACTGTTGAGGAGATGGTTGACGAGCTGAATGCCTTGAATGCTGCTGGTGGACGTGGTGGCGGCAGAAGCGCAGCTGAACAGCAGCGCATTGATCAATTCTTTGACGCCATGACGCCAACAGAATTGGCAGAATTCCAGAAAAAGAATGCTGACTTTATCAACAAATTATTGACGCCAATGCCTTTGCAGTTGGCTGATCTTGCCGCCAAGAAGATGGGTTATGCAGGATTCTTGCCATTCACTTTGGGCGATGGTTTGCTTGGTGGAGAAAAACAGGGTGTTGTCACTGTTGGCGAGTTATCGCCTGCTGAAGGTGATGGAGTCACATCGCCAGGCGATGGCGGCCTCATGAGTGCAGGCTTTGGTGCACCAGGCGCAACATCAGGTAATGCTGGCGCATTGGGATTTGGGCCATCAGGCATGGCCGCAGGGACTACATCTTCAATTGCACCAGGCGCAACAGCAGCCAGCCTTGGACTTCATGGCGCTGGCGGCGGCGGTGGTGGCGGTTCATCTGGAGGCGGCGGCGGTGTTGCCAGCGGCAGCGGTGGTGGCGCAGCCGCCATGGGTACTGGCGCTGGCGGCATGGCCGCAGGTGCTGGCACTTCATCTGGTGGCGGTGGTGGAGGCGGCGGTGGTGGAGGCGGTGGATGCTGCTTCATCATGCTGGAAGCTCGATATGGTGACGGCACGATGGATGCCGTTGTGCGTAGATACCGCGATGAGAAGATGACAGACAAAAACCGCCGTGGCTACTACAAGCTGGCCGAGGTATTTGTCCCATTGATGCGCGAATCTCGCATCTTCAAGTTCTTTGTGGCAAAGACATTTGCAGACCCATTGGTGTCATACGGCAAGTACCACTATGGCGAAAACAAGCATGGCTGGTTATTCAAGCCAGTTGAGAAGTTCTGGATGAAGGTGTTCAACACCTTGGGAACTGATACAAAATTCATTCGTGAAAACGGCGAAACGGTTTAAGGGGAAAGACATGTCAAAAGGCGGCGGCGATTCAACTACGACAACCAGTATTGATCCACAGATCAAGGAAGAGTATTTCAAGAATCTGGAGCAGGCTCGCAGTGTTGCTGGCGCTTTGCCAGTACAGCAGTTTGCTGGATTCAATCCTCTGTATCAGCGTGGCGAAGAGGCTCTGACAAATATTGGCTTGACACCATTCAATCAGGCCAGCATTCAAGAATTCATGAATCCTTATGAGCAGCAAGTCATCCAAGGCACATTGGGCGACATTGAGCAATCACGCCAGATGGCTGCGATTCAGAATGCGCAGCAAGCTACTGCCGCCAAGGCCTTTGGTGGCTCTCGCTATGGCGTGCAGCAGTCTCTGACAGATCAAGCCGCGCTTGCGCAGGCCGCAAAGACTGGTGCTCAGATGCGCCAGCAAGGTTATGGCACAGCGGCTCAGATGGCTCAAGCTGCACGTCAGATGGGTCTGCAAGGCGCTCAGACTGTGCTTGGCCTTGGCGGTGCACGTCAGCAGCTAGCGCAGGCTCAGTTGGACGCTGCACGCAATTTGGATTTGCAGAAACTTCAGATTGCGCAGGGCGCGTTGGGATTGTCTCCTGCCAATTTGGGAGGCACATCAACAACGCCAATTTATAAAAACCCAGCATCAAGTGCTTTGGGTGGTGCGGCTGCCGGTTATCAGATTGGCGGTCCAACTGGTGCGATTATTGGTGCTGGACTTGGTCTTTTGGGGTAAATCATGGCAACAAATCCTTTTGATCTTGGCGGCTTATTGTTTGGCGGTGGCGACAATGGCCTCAATGAGTATCTGAACGACAAACAGCGCGAGGCTATTCAGCGTCAGGCAATGTTTCAAGCTGCCGCCGCACTGCTTCAAGCTGGTGGCCCCAGCACTCAGCGCATCAGCTTTGGACAGGCCTTGGGCGGCGCATTGCAGGCTGGCTCCAAGGGCTATGTCGATGCACAGCAAAGCGCCATCAATCAGCTGCTGACTAAGCAGAAGATGGATGAAGCCAAACGAGCACAGGCCTCACAGGAAGCCTATCAGCGATATTTGATGGGCCAGCCTACCGAAGGTATGGAGATCAGCCCACAGCAAGCTATTTCAGCGCCAGGTATGCCTGTTGGCCCAACAGTTCAGCGTGCAGAGATGATCGGCCAACCAGCGCCAAGAGTCTCTCCTACTGGAGCGGCCAACTTGAGTCCACAAATGCGCCAACTGTTGGCGGCCTTGCCTCCCGAGAAGGGCATCCCAGAGGCGTTGAAGTTTATGCAGCCAGCAGAAATTACTGGTGACATCTTCACCGCCACAGATGGCACGCAATATCAGCGTACAAAAACAGGTCAATTTGTGCCTATCCCAGCAGGGATGAAGTTTGCACAGGAAACAGTTGGCGAGCCATTCAAAGCTGCTGATGGCAAGTTCTATTTGCGCACAAAGACTGGCGGTTTTGTTCCAGCCGAACAAGCATTGGCTGCCAAGCCAGTCGGTCAGCCACAGCAAGTAATGGGTGCTGATGGAAAGCCAACGCTGGTGCAGATGTATGACGATGGCACAAGTAAGGTTGTATCTGGCTTTACGCCATTGATACCGCCAGAGAAAATTGATACTGGTGGCGGCGTGAGATTCGTTAATCCTTACGAAGTCAAGCCTGGCACAGTGTTCCCTAAAACACTTCCTCCTCAAGTTGTTGGCAGTGCTGAAGGTGGGTACTTTACTATTGGCGGTGGTGGTGGTGGTGTCCGAGGCGGGATGCCTACTGCGCCAGCTCCAGCGCCAGCGGCAGCGGCAGCTCCATCACGCACTGGCCCACCGATGCCAGGTGCGGCTGTGCCTGCGCCTGCGCCTGCGGCTACTGGCCCGCAGCCAATCATTCCTGGCACAGGCAAGGCATTTGCCAATGAAAAGGACTTGAGATCTGAATTCTCAGCGCAAGTAAAACCATATACAGAATTGGCGCAGGCCTTTAGAAAAGTTGAGGCGGCTGCCCTTAACCCGTCAGCAGCTGGAGACATTTCATTGGTCTATGGCTACATGAAGATTCTTGATCCAGGCTCAACCGTCATGCAAGGCGAACAAGCCACGGCTCAGAATGCTGGCAGTGTCCCAGACTCAGTAAGAGCCATGTACAACAAGGCTTTGACTGGCGAGTCATTGGCTCCAACTATTAGACAAGATTTTTATGCGCAAGCAAGAAACATCATTGAGTCTCAAAGAGAGCTGTCAAATGACTTGATTCAAAGATATACAGGTGTTGCAAGAGAGTACAAGTTGAATCCGAATCAAATTGTTTATGATCCATTTAAGCGCATCAAGACACCAACTGAAGTTGCTGAAGAAGCTCTTAAAAATCAAGGCAAACAAAAAACTAACGCCACATACACAAATCAATATGGCCTGACTCCAAGGAGCAAATAATGGCAGAACAATCAAACGTCAATCGCGTTGGAGACAATGTGCGAAAAATGATGGAGCAAAATGCTCCAGAGTCTGACATTATTGGATACCTCAAGTCTGAAGGCTTTACGCCAACAAAATTTCAAGCAGCAGTTGCAAGCGCCAAGAAAGTTGGCGGCGCTCCTGTTGAAGCTGGTTTTGGCCGGTCATTCTTGCAAGGGTTGACATTCAACACCGCTGATGAAATTGAGGCCGCATTAAAGGCTGGCGCAATCAGTGGCCCTGAGTATCAGAATCAATTAGCAAGAGTCAGGGCTGGCATCAAGCAATATGAAGAGCAGTATCCTGGCCGATCATTTACAGGTGAGCTTGTTGGCGGCCTAGTACCGACAGCAGCGGCATTGATCGCGGCCCCATTTACTGGCGGCGCAACAGGTCCAGCAGCAGTGACAGGCGCAACACGCACGGCTGCCGCATTGCCAGGGCTTGGCACAAACATCTTGCGTGGCATGGGTTATGGAGCTGCATCAGGTGCGGCTGCTGGCGCTGGCGGCGCTGAAGGTGGCTTGGGTAACAGAGTATTGGGCGGCGCTATTGGCGGCACTGCTGGCCTTGTATTGGGCGGTGCGGCTCCAGCTGTGACAACAACAGTTGGAACTGGTGGACGCAAGTTGGGGGAATTTACCGGCTTGACTCAACCAGTTGATGCCACCACAAAAGCTCAACAGCTTATTGCGAAGAAGCTGGCTCAAGAAGGTGTGTCTCCACAAGAATTGGCAACACGCCAAGCTGATGTTGTTGCCAGATATGGCGCAAGAGATGAAACCTTGGCAGATTACGCTGGCGAGTCTATGCGCCGATTGGGCCGTGGAGCCTTGGCTATACCAAACGCAGCTCAAACAGAAACACGTCAAATGTTGACTGAGCGCGCCATAGGTACTGGCCCAAGAATCACAAGAGACATCACAGAATTCACCGCCATTGGAGAGCGCGACATTGGTGAAGTTGCTGATGAGATTATTCTGCGCAGAGCCGAGCAAGCTGCGCCACTTTATAAGCAGGCGCTGTCTGCTGGTCAGGTCAATTCATTTGCAATTGACAATTTGCTGAGAAAGTCAAAAGACATTCAGAATGCCATCAGTGATGCTCGCAAGTTGCCGCAATATGCAGATCTGCCTGACAACGACATGATCTTGCTTGACAAGGCTTATAAATACGTTGGAGACGCTGCAAACGAGGCAAGGAAAGCAGGGAAAGGAACACGTGCAAACGATCTTGATGATTTGCGTATTTCTTTATTGAATGCAATCTCAGACAAAGACACAGGCGTGCCGGTTTACAAAGAGGCCGTCAAAGTGTTTTATGACGAGTCATTGTTGAAAGATGCGCTGGAATTGGGTTCTAAGAACTTCTTAAAGAAGACCCCATCAGAAATTTCCAAAGAGATGAAGAAATTCCCAGGCGATGCGGAGCGCGAGATGTATCGACTTGGCGCTGTCCAGTCTTTGCGTGACGAGATTTATGGGATGCGCGAAACGGCAAACATTGCCGACAAGTTTTTGAACAACCGCGAAATGCGGGACCGCATGAAGACCATCTTCAATTCGACTGGCGAGTATGAAGCATTCGTCAAGAATCTTGAGCGTGAGCGCCAGATGGCCGTCACACGATCACGCATTGAGGGTGTGTCACCTACCGCACCAATACAGCAAGACATCGCTGAATTGCAGGGTCCATCGCCAACTGACGTAATTGAAGCTGGCACTCAAATGGCAAGGGGCGATCTTGTTGGTGGCGGTATGAACATGATGCGCCAACTGGCTCCACGATTGCAAGGCATGGATGAGAATGTTGCAGAGCTAATAAGCCGCAGTGTTTTTGATCCAAGTTTTGCGCAACAGCAACAACTATTGACGAGCTTGACGCCAGTCATGGATGAGCTGCGCAGACGCGCAATGCAGCAACAGGTTCGCGCAGCTGGTACATCAACAACAGCTGGTCAGCTTGTCCCAGGTCTTCTTGATTGAGATAACACCATGGCAGATCAATTCACAGGGCTTCTTGGCGATGTCTTAGGGTACATGCAAGACCCGAACAGGACGCAGGCCTTGCAAGGCATTGGCGGCCTGCTGCAAGGCAGCTTGTCGCAGATGCAGGAGTCACAGAAGAAGTGGCGTGATCTGAATGCTCGCGCATTTGGCGACAAAAAGAATCCCGCCAAGGTGACCGATCAGGCCGCCTTTGAAGAGCTGACCAACATGACGATGGCCGGTCCAATGGGCGTTGCGCCTGCTGGTATGGTTGCGAAAGCGCCGCGAATGAGTGCAGCACAAGCCAGAGAGCTTGGCTATTGGCACGACATTGGCGCTGGAAAGAAGTTGCCTATTCCAATTTCAGAGATGAAGATGGACTTGCAGCCCATTGCGAATTTGCCGCCAAAGATCATTGCCTCACCAGAGAAGATGCAAGGCGGCGCAATCGTCCCATTCGTTGGCGACAGATCTGCCGCAGGCCAAAATCTTCTTGGCGTTGGTGACATTAAATTCCAAACACCAGTGCCACTTGAGGGTGGATATGACTTCATGAGGATGCAGTCACCAACTGGGTCTATTTGGGCATCAGAGTATGGTGCGGCTAAGTCATTGCAAAACACAATTGATGAGGCGGCTAGAGTCGGCAAAGGTGATGTGTTTGGCGTTTATTCGGCAATGGGTCCAGAGTCGATGAACTTCAACACCATGATGTCTGACGCGCTGCTTGAACAAATGAAGGCAGGCAAGATATCAAAGAAAAACATTGCTGCATTTGACCGCGAAGTAAAAGCATTGCGGCCAGAGTGGAAAGGCGTGATGAATCCAGACTCGCGTGCACAGCTTGAATCAAATGGTGCACTGCGTCATGTATTTGTTGACAGAATGCAGTTGGACAAATTTCAAAATGCTGGCTTCCCCAACATCGCCTACACACGATATGCCATCACAGATCCATTGCTGCTGAATGAGCCAATGTATTCTGGTGGCCTCGCAATTGGAAAGATGCAGCCTGGCGCTCAACTGATTACAAATCCAGTATCGCCACACAAGACATATGACACACAATTGGCTGGTCAATACTTTGGCGGGTTTGAGCAGTCATTACCTAAAGAGGTTTTGTTTCCTGATTGGTACAAGATGCGCCGAGAAATCAAAGCGCCTGAGAGTGGTGACGTGAGATCGTTCCAGCTCTCCAAGCCAATCCAGCCAACCAATCAAGAGTGGCTGGACAACCTCATGAATTATGTTGAAACCCAAAAATCTCTTTTAGATTAACCATCACCAAGTCAATCCTGTGCTGAGTTTCAATCTTGAAGTCTGCTGGCTGATCTTGTTCTGATTCAACAGCCGACTCAATGTAGAGCTGGAGAGTGTTAATCGCCTCCAGCTTTTCTTCTGGTGTCATGTCTTCTAATCGTTTCATCATCTCTCTCCAAACAGCGCAGCCACCAGAGGGTCGCGCTTAATCTTCCACTTCTTGGCACGCTCCCTCGCCATCCGAAAGGCGTGGTCATCGAGGGACTCTTTGGCTCTCCACTTAATGAGCCTCTCTCTTGGCGTCAAAGGCTTTGGCCTTGTCGCGTCAGCGCCGATGCCGTAGCTGTAGACCGCCACAGGGACGTTTCCAATCCTGCGCCACTCTGAGATGTACACCAGACCAGACTTGCGCAGCCTCGCAATCAGAATCTGCGCAGACCTTTGGGTGCAGTACACCTTGGCGGCCACCTCATGCGCCGTCATGGCATTGATGGTCAGCAAATCAATGATGCGTGGCAGGCGTGTTGACTTCATTTCTTGTCGCTGTGCTCGCGTCTGGCGTGTCTCTCGGCCTCCTCACGGCGCTTGAAGTACTTGTCGCATTGCGTGCACCGCCACCAAGTTTGCTCAACAACGCGGGTCTGCCTGTCGCTGTG